GCAAGGGAACCGCACAAAATGCCTAAAGCTTCACAACCTATATCCCATCCGCCATGGAGCCGAGTTAGTTTAACCGCCGATAAAACTTGCTTGGTTAATTCTTCTTGATCTGCATGGGCAAGCCGCATCGATGAAACCGCCGAAACGAACTCATCGCAACTTTGCTGATATTCCTGAGAGTTAACTTCATGGATTGGAATTCCTGCTGGAGCCAATCGAGCGGCAACTGCTGAGGCTGTCGATTTTGAGTAAGCAACCGCATTAACTGGAAACTTGCGAACCCAGTAAGCAATATCGTTGGCCATTTCAAGATCGTCAAGGTTGACCGGGTTGAACCAGGTATGAAGAAGGCTAACCATGAAGCGATTACCTTCGATTCTCTGGCCTGCTACTAGCGAAGCGTGTTTTCTATCTGGGCTAAGATCGATGGCCATCCAAGTATCTTTCTCAACATCAAGTTGTGGCAGATCATCGGCCTTGCACTTCTTCCATTCTGCTTCTGAGATCACAGGATTAATCATCGAAACGAATTGGCACAAGATTTCGGTTCTAAATATATCTTCTCGATCCGAGAGGCTGTCCTTGATGTTATCTTCATGAACGGTATGGCCTAGCGATGGATTGCTTTGATACCAGGCTTCTTTATCGGTAATCTCGGCTCCTGGCTCGGCAGACCATTCGAACCAACCAATCGAATCATCGGCTCCTTCACTAGCTGCTAAACCGCGCTCCCTGAATTTATGCAGCAGAACTGAATTAGCATGACCAGCGTTCGAGTAAACATAGGCTTGAGGATTTGAGTTAGACATCTGAGTAAATCGCATCGAACTCCAGACATCTTCTGTGTCGAACTCTCGAAGTTCATCGATATGGAGACACCGGGCGCGTTCGTGCCTGGACTCGAGTTGCACCAGATCGCGTAACAGTAAAATTGAATGCTAATGAAACTGAAATTGTTGGATACCAAGTCGATGGAAGTGTTGTACCAAATCAAGGCGTAGGTTCACTCGTTGTATTTTACGGATTAGATGAAGGCTTATTGAATCGAGCAGGCCGCACAATCCGCGCCGCTCATGCACTAGAACAAGCTGCTGAAACCTTCGCTAAGGAGCCAGTTCCGCTTCAGGTTCTTAAATCCAACGGAACTAATCTCCCAGCAGAACGAATTTCTAAACTTCTTGAATCATGGAGAACTGCACGACTTACCAAATCAACCGCGTTTCTAAATGCGGATGTTGAATTGCAAGCGTTGGGCATCGATCCTGCCAAACTTCAACTAAATGAGGCTCGCCAATATGTCGCGCTGGAATTGGCCCGCGCTTGCAACCTTCCTGCTTATTTCGTTAGCGCCGAAGCAACTTCAATGACTTATAGCAACGCGATCTCAGAACGCCGTTCGCTTATCGATTTCTCAATGAAGCCAATTCTTACAGCGATCGAACAGCGCCTATCAATGCCTGATTTTATTTCTTCAACCACAGAAATTCGCTTCTCACTTGATGAGTTCTTGCGTTCAGATGCTCTGCAACGCGCTCAGGTTTATGAAATCTTAAACCGCATTGGCGCGATGAGCGTTGAGCAAATTCGTGAAGAAGAAGATCTGATCGACAATAAGGAGAACGCATAATGAAGATAACTATGCCAGTTGCTATCACAGCAGCAGACGCAGAATCTCGAATCATTGCTGGTCGCATCGTTTCGTGGAACGCTGAAGGTAATACTTCAGCAGGCCGCACAATGTTCGAGCCAGATTCGATCACAATGTCCAAGAACACTAAGTTGGTTCTTCAGCATGACACAACTCGCCCACTTGGAAAATTGGTTTCATACGAGCAAGATGAAGAAGGAATCACAGCAGAATTTAAAATTGCTAAGACAACTGCCGGCAACGATGCACTCGAAGAAGCTGCTACTGGGCTTCGTTCAGATTTTAGCGTTGGCGTAGATGTCGAATCTTGGGATAACAAGAATGGCGTAATGGCTATCAGTTCATCTTCCTTAATCGAGGTCAGCCTGGTCACAGACGGCGCTATTCCTGGAGCCGAGGTCGCGAAAGTAGCGGCAGTAGAAAACGAAGTTTCCGAGACATCAACCGATGAAGCGGAATCAACACAATCAACCACAGAAGGAGAACAAGTGTCAGACACTACCGTTCCAGAAGTTGCTCCTGCCGCAGAAACGGTAGAGGCTGCAAAGGTTGAAGTTAAGGCTGCAACAGCACCTTATATTTCAACTACTGTTCGTAACCCAATCGTTGATAAGGCTTCTTATCTCGAGCATTCAGTCCGCGCCCATTTTGGCAACGACACATCAAAAATGTATGTTGCAGCAGCAGCAGACACAACAGACAACGCTGGTCTCGTACCAACTCGTCAATTAACTGAAGTTATCAATGGCATCTCAAACGCAGATCGTCCATTTATTGACTCAGTATCTCGCGGCGCTCTACCTGATGCAGGTATGACTTTCGAGATTCCAAAGATCACAGTTGCTCCAACAGTTGCAGTAGCATCTGAAGGTGGCGCACCATCAGAGACAGACCAAAACGCAGCGTTCGTTACTGTAAATGTACAAAAGTTTATTGGCCGCCAGACCTTCAGCCTTGAGCTTTTGGACAGGTCATCTCCAGCATTCTTCGCTGAACTCGTTCGTCAAATGGAGTTTGCTTACGCAAAGGCCACAGATAACGCGGTTGCAACAGCAATGGTTAACGGTGGAACAGATGGCGGAAACCGCGCAGCACTTACAACAGGCGCTCTTGTTGCTGACTTCGTTTCAGATGCAGCAGTTTCTATCTACAAGAACACTCTTGGCTTCGCACAAAACATCGTAGTTTCTCCAGAACAATGGGGCGCTCTAATGGGCTTGGTCGATGGTTCAAATCGCCCAATCTTCCAACAGACAATCAATCCTCAGAACGCTGGCGGAACTCTAACTGCAACAGCGATTCGTGGAAACCTTCTCGGACTTAACCTTCGAGTATCACGCGCACTAACAGATGGTTCAGGCCTTGGAGATAACACTCTTATTGCTATCAATCCAGATGCTTACACCTGGTACGAATCACCACGCCTATCACTCCAGACAAACCTCATCTCAACAGGTCAGGTTCAAGTTGGATACTACGGCTATGGCGCAACTGCTACAAAGCTTGGCGCAGGCGCTTACCGTTTCATGGTTGCGTAGTCAATAACTAATCATGGGGGGGCTGCTGCTCCCGGTGGCTCCCCCAGCCGTTTAATAGAGAGGATGTAGAGATGGCTTCAATCGTTACAGTTGCAGAACTAAGGTCTATCCTTGGCGTCTCTACATCCCTTTACAATGACGCATATTTAACCGATGTAATAGATACGGCTGAGGCAGTTATCTTGCCAATGCTAGTTAAGTACTCAAGCCCAATCGATGTCGTTTCACTTCAAGACAACATCGCGACATATTATGTCCTTGGCGATAACAACTTTTCAGCGGGTCAGAGCGTAGTCATAACAGGCGTAGGCTCTCCATTTAATGGCACTTTTACAATCTTGGAATCAAGCAATTTAGATTATGATTCATTTGTTTTGCGTTCTAACTCACGCGTATTCCTAGACGGTTCATACAGAGAATTTAATGGCTTCTTTACTGTAGCCCTAACCAATGCCGATATTACGGAACGCAAGGTTATTCCTTCAGGACTTGCAACACTTTCAGGCGCGGCAACTTATGTAGGCGTAAGCGCAGTTGAATCAGCAGTTCTTGCAGTATCAGTAGAAGTATTTCAATCTCGGATCGCTCCAGGCGGACAAATCGAGGGCATCGACTTCACAAATGTTTCGCCTTATCGTTTAGGCCGCAGCCTTTTCAACCGCGTATCAGGACTCCTAGGGGCGTACATCGACACCGATTCAATGGTGCAATAAATGCCAGCCTCAACAATCCTGGACACAGTTCGTCAACCTTTAGCCACAGCCTTCGCCAATGTCGCAGGGAATGTCTATGCTTATGTTCCAGAAGCGCCAATGGTTCCCTTCGTAGTGTGCGTTCCAGATTCTCCATATCTTGAATTAGAGACAATCGGTAAGACCACACTTCATACTAAAATTAATCTTGTAATCTCAGTTGCCGTTGCCTATAACAGCAACCCGGCATCGCTCGACAATCTCGAGCAGCTAGTAATAAGTGTTCTGAAAGTTATCCCAGTTGGATACACAATCGGAGCGGTTGAAAAACCAACGGTAACTCAAGTCGGGCCTTCTAATGTGTTGGTCGCAGATATCAGAGTTTCTACCTACTACACACAAACAAACTAAGGATAAATAATGGCAACCACAGTAATCACAGGTCGCGATATTTCTCTATCTTTCACAGGTGGAACAGATATCGAAGCCCAAGCAACTTCAGCAGTTCTAACTAAGAC